TTGTACTTTGCTTACAAAGATTCAGAAGGTTTTGAGCCAGATCTGATTGGTGGAAAACTGTCTGCTAATAGCAGTGATGTGTTCCGTTCTAGTCAGGAAGTAATGGCTGCTATGAGCGATCCTCGGTATTTGCAAGACCCTGCTTATACCCAAGATGTTCAAGAGAAACTAATTCGCAGTGAAGTTCTAGGCCCAAGGGGTTAGTATTTCATTAGCGAACGTAAACATTGTTGCCGCCGAGGCGATAACAACAGTGAAAGCGAGCGCGTTAAACATTCCTACCTCCTAACAAACGATGCCTGATTTTGCATCTCTTGGCCGGTTGGGTGGACTTAATGGCGTTCAATATAACGCTGGCTCCGCCTCCGGTAACTATGAGCGTGAAAACGCTAACTTCCTGAAAATCTTTTCGGGAGAAGTTCTGACTACTTTCAATCGTGAGACGGTCTTCAAAGACCTGACCATGAAGCGCACCATTTCTTCGGGCAAGAGCGCAAGCTTCCCGATCACGGGTCGTTTCTCCAGCCGCTACCACCGTCCTGGTGATTTCATCACTGGTCAAGGTAACAAAGGCATGATCGGCGAAAAGATCATCACCATTGATGACCTGCTGATCGCTGATGCTTCCATCTATGACCTGGATGAAGCCAAGCTTCACTGGGATGTTCGGAGCATCTACTCAGTCGAATTGGGCAGGGCTCTTGCTCGGGCTTACGATCAACGCCTTGCTCGTACTTTGCTGGCTGCTTCTGAGTCTGACGGTCGCGTGAAGGATTGGGATTCCAAGCGATTCCAACTGAACGGTGGTACTTATGTCTCCGCTACCTCTGGTGTGGTGACTCTGAGTGCTAACTTCCAGACCGCTGAACTCGGCTTCTTTGCTGTGGGTGAAGTCATCTACGGTGAGGATTCCGGTGCTTATGGTGTGATCACCACTGCTCCTACTAACGGTGCTGCTACCTTCGGTATCAACCCTCTGGGTGCTATCGGTACTGGTTCTGATGCTCAGTTCCGTGTTGGTGAGCGTCTGTTCGTTCTGAACAAGATGCCTGGTGGTACCTCTCTGACTGGTATCGACCTTGACGCTGCTACTGACCGTAACGCTCGTGGCGATCTGATCGTTGAGAACCTGTTCAAGGCTTGCCAAGTCCTGGACGAAAAGGATGCTCCTAAGGAAGGCCGTGTGGTTGTTCTGACCCCCGGTGCTTACTACGACGTTCTGAACAGCGACCGTGCCATCAACACTGATTGGAACGGCGGTAGTGGCGTCAACGGCACCATCGCAGGTAACAAGGTTGCTTCTGTGGCTGGTTTCCGTCTGATGACCTCCAACCACCTGGGCATCAACGGTTACACCTCTGGTCAGTCCTATGTGGGTCTGAGCAACCAAGCTGCTACTGTCCGTGGTGAGCGTCCTAACTACATCAATGGCCGTGATGGCTCTGATGGTCAGGCTGCTGCTGGCTACAACGACTACTGGCAGGATGAGCAGGGTAACACCTCCTCCATCGCTAACTGCTTCGGTCTGTGCTTCACCAAGGAAGCTGTGGGTACTGTGGCTCTGAAGGACGTGTCGATGCAGATGACGGGTTCTGAGTACAAGGCCATGACTCAAAGCACCATGATGGTTGCTAGCTATGCCGTGGGTCACGGTGTGCTGCGTCCTGAGTGCTGCGTGAGCTTGCTCTCCGATGGCAACCCTTATTGATTAACTAGCTTCTAGTTAATTACCAATACAATGGGGGGAGGCAGAAATGTTTCCCCCTTTTTGTTGCAATAATGGCGACTAGTAAACTCAGTGCAGTTAACACCTTGCTTGCCATTATTGGTGAAGCACCGCTTAACTCTCTCAACCCTCCTTTAACTGGTGACGCTAGCCTTGCTGAGCGCACCTTAGATGAAGTCAGTCGTGAGGTTCAAGGCGCAGGGTGGTCTTGGAACACGATGTTGTATGACTCCATTCCTCTGGACGCTTCTACAGGCCAGTCCCAGCTTCCTAGTAACACCTTGGCAGTTCGGTTTAATCCGATCTCGTATCCTTCTCAAAGGTTTGTTCTTCGTGGTCTTAGGCTTTTTGATCGCGTTAAGAACACATACGATTTGAGGGGAAGTCTTGGTGTTTCAGTTACTGGTGGTTCTAGCGACCTAGTAGCTGAAATTGTAGAAGAACTTGATTGGGACAGTATTCCTGAAACAGGCAAACGTTACATAATGATCCGAGCTGGTCGGATGTTTGCTAACCGTGCTGTAACGTCAAGCAGTATCGAAGCTTATACAGCTCAAGACGAACAGAACGCTTTTCAAATCTTGAAGCGTACTGAAGACATGGCTGGTAACTACAACTTCATCAGTGGTCCTGATGATATGTATGGCGGTCGTGTGGTTACTACTTTTGGTCCCGACATTCTTGATCGCTGATGTCACGAGAACTTTTTAGCCAAATCATTGGCCCTCTAAACAAAGGTGTAAACCAGCAAGCTAATAGCTTTGTGCTGCCTGGTTTTGCTAAGTCTCTTGAGAACGGCAACTGTGATCTTGTAGAGGGTCTTAAGAAACGCTTAGGTTCTGTGCCTCTTAAGCGGGTTGATACGCTTACCAAGAACGCTGGTGGTCTATCGTTAACCAACCCGATCAAGTGGGATGAAGCTTGGGTCTACGTCTATAACCGCAGTAGTGACGAACGTTTTATCCTCGTTATTGCTGACGATAGCCGTACCGTTAGTCGTACTGGAGATACTACTAACGGCTCAGCGGTAGTTACCTCTGTCAGCTCCATGACAGATCTTTACGTTGGAGCTGGTGTAACTGGTAGTGGTATTCCAAGTGATACGACCATTGTTGATATTGATGTAACTGGTTCTCGCATCACTCTTAGCAAGAACGCCACAGCTACAGCTACAGGTGCAACGTTAACGATTGAATCAAACTACACCTTTGTATCTGGTGTATCTAACGTTGAGCCAATCAGCGGTATCCTCCCTAGTGTGGTCCCTGTTGAGCAACCATTTACCAACATTACTTCTACCAACCTTGGATACCTTCGAGGAGCTGGTAGAGCTCGTGATCGCTTTAGAGCTACCTCGTTTCAGGATTATGTCTTTGTAACCAATATCCAAAAAGATGTTCTGTATGACTCTTCTGAGGTACTGACTAGGTATAACGTCAGTAGCATCAGCTCTGCATATCAACCAACCAAAGCTCAGGTGTGGGTGAAGCTGGTTGATTACGACACTGAGTATCTAGTTACTATTGTTTTAGATAATGGAGATGAAATTACTGGACATTACTTCACACCATCTCTAACTGATTCTTCTGGTAATCCAAACGTTGTAAGTACGGAAGAGATTGCTTCTAGGATTGTTAGCTACACAAATACAATTTCAGGTCAAACTTCAATTGGTAGCAGCACTGTAACTAACGTATCAGCTACTGATATTAAGCAGGTACACGGCGGTGAAACAATTTCTGGTACTGGTATTCCAGCTAATACTTTTATTGGAACAGTAGATACCACTGCTTTAACTTTTACATTGGTCACAGAAGCTGGTGCTGCAGTTAACGCAACAGCTAACGGAACAACGACCTTAACAATTGGGCACGGTCTTGATCAAACAGATGTTCATAATGAGCTGACTTTTTCAGTTCAAGGCTCTCAGATCCTTATAGGTCTTACAAGTGCTAGCCGTTACATCACAAGCATTATTGCTTCTGATGCTCGGGGTAATACTTTGATGTCTGGTTTCTCAAATCAGATTACAAACATTACAGAGCTTCCTCCTGCATCTTGGGAAGGTTATACAGTCCTTGTGGCTCCTAGCGGTGCTGCTGCTGAAAGCTCTTACTACCTAACGTTTAACGCTGAGAACACTACCTCTGCTGGTACATTTGGTCGTGGTGTGTGGGAGGAAGCCTCTGGATGGGGTACTAGAGGGCTTCTAGACGACAACACGATGCCTCATGCGTTTATCTATTACAGGAACGACAACGGCCTTGTACGGTTTACCTTCCAACCCTTTAGCGGTACTACCTACACCGATAGCACCA